CGTAGCCGCGCCGCACTCGCCAGCCGTAGCCGCGCCGTACCGTCCAGCCGTAGCCGCGCCGCACCACCCAGCCGTAGCCGCGCCGTACCGTCCAGCCGTAGCCTGCTTTAAATCGGTGTGCTCCATTGTGGTGTGTTCTTTCACATACTCGATTTGAGCTTTTACAAGATCGGTAATGCCAATTTCTGCTTTTACGGCAATCTTTTTGCCGCAGCGCTTTGAATCGTTGTCTTTCTGGGCGCTTACATCGTCAAGATCAACCTCGCAATAACGGCTCATTTTGCCGGGTTCATAATATCTGAACACATCCAGCGGGCGCTCACAGGCGTGGAAGCCTCTGTTGCACAGGGCTGCAGTGGGTTCCTCGTAGGTCTTGCCGATTTCGTACTGAAAATCACGGCATTTCAGGTCTTTGTCGAAGCCTTTATACATTTTCATGGCGGGATACCTCCTTAAAATACAGCCCGCACAGCAGATTCAGCGCCAGCATGGCGGCGAGAGCGGCGGGGATGTTGAGAGAACCAAGCGCGGTCAGCAGCAGAACCAAATCTGCGGTGAACGCCAGCTTGACGGCGGCGCGGGTAAGTGATAGAATACAGTTAGAGCTTTTTGCGATGCTCTGTTTTTTTGCCGTTCCGGTGGTGGTGCACCGGGGCGGCGTTTTTGTTTTGGTCATGGTGAATACTTCCTTCAGCTGATAAGGCTTGCGATTTGTTCGCAGGTCATGTTGCGGATGCTGCCATAGTGCATCCAGACCCAGGAGCGGGAGCGGCCCAGGATTTTTGCAATTTTGGTGGGGCCGAAAAGCATCTCGCCGGGGTAGAGCTCGGCAGCGCTGGCGCGGACGGTTGCGAGGGTGTCACGGTAGAGGGGTTTTTCACGGGGCATTTGCGCGCCTCCTTGTGGTTGTATCCTGCCCGCTGTATAATGGTGGGCGGGAGGGGGTGAGAAGATGGACGTTTGGAATTTGCGGAACGCTGTAAACAATTTTGCAAGCGATGCCAAAGTACGGAAAGCGGACGGCGAACCTGTAACGGCAGGGGAGCTGAACGCGGCGATTGACGAGGCAGCAAAGCTGTTTAGAAAGCTGGTTGAACAGCTGGAAAAGAACTAGCTGTCTTTTTCGCTGTACCGAATCTCGTTGCAGATGGAGACCATCAGGGAAATGTGCTTGTCCAGCTGGTCACCATCTGCAGTTTCGCTCTTTTTGTCGAGCAGTTGCAGCTGCTTGTCAAGAAGGGCGATTCTTTCTTGTGGGGTCATGGGGGTTACTCCTTTCTTAAAAGTTCGTCTACGGTGCAGCCGTAGAGCTTGGCCATAAGGACGAGCGTTGCGGCGCGGGGCATGTTCTCGCCGGTTTCCCAGCGGCACACAGCCGACTGGCCAACACCGAGTTCCTTTGCTGCCTGCTGTTGGGAAAGACCTGCTTTCTGGCGGGCCTGTGCAAATGCCATAAATCTCACCTCCCGATATGAAATAATGAGATAATCTCATTGACAAACAAGAGAGCCAAAGTTATAATGAAGTTGTCAGAAATCATTGGTAAGCCGCTGAAACATGGGGCTTGGCTTTTGCTTTGCTTGTTCGTATGTTATGATTATATCTCATTCTTCTCAAACTTGCAATAGGTAAATCTCAATTTTCTCAATGTTGTAGGCTTGCACAAAATGAGGTGCTATGATTTGTATGTTTTGGGACAATTTTGTACTGCTGTGTGACCGCGCAGGGAAATCACCGAACGCAGTTGCGGCAGAAATCGGCTTTAAGTCAACTGGCACAGTAACAGGATGGAAAGACGGGAAAATCCCCTACGAAAGAAACCTTAAGAAAATCGCCGATTATTTCGGCGTAACCGTTGACTACCTATTAAACGGAGAAAAAGAAAACCCCGCCAGCAATGCTGACGGGGTAGATGACCTTGATGTAGAAGCTTTGGACATCATGCACCAGCTTCCACCGGAGAAACGGGCGGCGGCGTTGGCGATGCTGCGAGGGCTTTTAAGTAACTGACATAGGCTGCCTTATCTGGCAGCTGATGCAGCATGGCGACGAATTCCCGGTCTGTGATTTCCTGCATGGTTCTTCTCCTTTTTTAAGTAGCTGATGTTTTGATACAACTATACACAACTTGCAGTTGTATTTCAATAGTAATCTTGCACAAAATTGGGGTTTACCTGTTGGCTGTACGGATTATTGGACGCTTTTTCTTTCTGGTTCTGCCGTGATGGACGGGCGGAGGCTCTTGCACCTTGCACATATTGCAGCTCCTTTTGTTTAAAGTGTACTACACCCACAATAGGATTTTTGTCAGAGCGTGTAAACAGCCAGAAAAGAAAATGCGATACATGACGGAATATATAAGCTTACGGGGGTGAATGGTATGCCAAAGACATTAGTGTTTTGGCGAACTGATGTACATGACGATTATGTACATACAAATCAGCACTGCCCTGAAATAGTAAATGCAAAAACTGTGCAGTGCGGATCGATTGAACAGGCACAGCACACAGGCCATGTGCGGGCGTGTCCGAAATGCTACGAAAAAGGCGAGACATGCGAACGGCTACAGCCAACGGCAAAAAGCCAGACGACGAAACCGGCAGAGACAAAAGACGATGCGAACAAGTATTTAGGTGCGGCAGTGGCGGCGCTTGCATTGCTTTGCTGTTTTGTGTGGTGGCTGAACAATACACAACATAGCAGAACCTATGGCACAACAGCGACTGCTGCGGTGAGCGAGTATAGCACAGAAACCAGAACGACAGCAACGCCGAGACCAACAGCACGGCCTACCGCAACACCGAAGCCAACGGCCGCGCCTGTAAGCGAAGACAGCTATACGGTTTATATAACGCGGACGGGGTCGAAGTATCACAGGAGCGGGTGTTCTTATTTGAAAAGCAAAATAGCGATAGAAAAGAAGGACGCAATAGCACAGGGATATACAGCTTGTAGCAGGTGTAAGCCATGAAGGAAGATAGAGTTATAACAAAAAATGAGCTTCATTCAGCCTTGTTGTCTGTTTGCATTATGGCCGTCTTCGCGATTGCGGTTTTTTACTCTATAGGAAGAGATGAGGGCTATGATAAAGGGTACGATGAAGGCTACGATGAAGGTTACAGTGCAGGGTGCGATGAGATAGAAGACAAATATGAAGGGCACCATTACGAAAACGGTTACGAGGATGGATATGAAGACGGGATGAATGATGGAACTTATGGCATTGATGAGCTAATGGAAAGCTACTACGAAGATGGGTATAACGATGGGTATGCGGATGCATTAGCCGGAGAATAAAAAAAGCCCCTGCCGGTGGGACGAGCACCGACAAGGGCAAAGGGTGTCAGCATTACGCTGGCATCTTTTAGTATATAGATATTTTAGGAGGGTGTCAACATGAAAAGAAATTTGACGGACGGGCTGATGCTGCGCAAAGATGGCAGATACCAGCGCAAGGAGCAAATCGGCGACAGCTGGAAAACCTTTACAGCCAGAATGCCAGCAGAAGTATGGCAAAAAATAGAGGACGCAAAAGAAGAACAGGAAGAAAAAGAACGGAAAGAAGAAGCCACGGCGAACGCCGGGCCGCTGTTCAGCGAGATTGCGGAAGAGTATAAGCGTGTTGTCGCTGGCATGAAAAGCGGAACACAAAAAAGCTATATGCCAGCCATCAAGCGGGCCTGCGATACGTTCGGCGAATACCGCATGAAAGAAATTGAGCCGTACATGATTGCGGAGTTTTTGCGCGGGCCGGAGATGGCTGGGCGGGCTGCTACGACAGTAAGCAACCAAAAAACCGTGATAAACAACATTTACCAGTATTGGATTGACAGCCCAAAGTGGCGCGGCGATGTAAACCCGGCAGCACAAACCAAAATGCCGCGCGGATTGAGCAAGGGCAAGCGCCAGCCGCCTACAAATGAGCAGGTAGCCGTAGTAAAAGAGCATTACCTAGACCCAGACGCGTTGCCAGCAGTGGCTTATCTGTGCACCGGTGAGCGAAAAGGGGAAATGTGCGCTATACAGTTGCGGGACATAGATTTTAAACGCAATATCATCCACATAACCAAAACCGTAGAGCACAAAGGCAATGCAGCAGTTATACGAGACTACGGAAAGACCCCGGCGGCAATTCGGGAAGTGCCGCTTCTGTCCATGCTGAAAGAAGCACTAAAGCCGGTGCGGAAGATGCCGAAAGATACGTATATTATCGGCCTGGATGTAAAGCCAGTAAGCAAAAGCCGATACGATCGCATGTGGCAAAAGTTTTGGAGAAAATACGGCATAGCCGAAGCAGTGCCGCGCACGAAGAAAGTTGAGCGGCGCGGCAGAGTGGACACGATCGCGTACACGGATTGGAAAGTGCCAGTATGTGGGCACCAGTTCCGGCATGAGTATGTGTGCATGCTGGCGATGGCGGAAGTGCCAGAAGAGATTGCAATACAGCTTGTAGGGCATGCAAATGCCAAGATGATACACGAGGTGTATTTATCACTAAAGCCCCAGATGATAGAGGACGCACGGAAGAAATTAGAGAGCATTTTAGCAGGGCAATAAATGGGACTGAAAAAGTGGCATAAAAAGTGCAGTCCGATTTAACGGGATTTGCTATAAGTTTTAAATTCGAGTTTGGTGCAGCGCTGGTGCATATTCACTTTTTATGACGATATATCGACATTGAAATAGAGTTCGACTCTCGCCACTCGGACTTTTTATGCACCGGGCGTTGAATCGCAGAAAAACCGCTTAGCCGCGTAGCTAAGCGGTTTTTTCTTTGTTTATGCGCGCTTTAAAACGTTCAAAAATGTATATTATGCGTGGTGCAATCATGGTGCATACACGATATACAGCCCTGTTTATGGGGATTTTGGTGCGCTTATGGTGCAAATTTGGTGCAGATTTGGTGCAGATTTGGTGCAGAAAATCACGGTGCAAACATGGTGCAAAAAAAGAAAGCCGCTTTTTTGGGGCGGCTTTTTTGTTATTCGTAGATTTCATTGAACCATGCGGGGCCGTAGCGGTAAGAGATCACATAGCCGGGGCGGCCTTGCGCGTCTGTAGAGGGGCCGACGAGCTGCGCGGCCAACATGGTGACGTGGCAGCCAGCGGCAAAGGATAGCGCAGCGGCGATAATGATGGCAGCAATTGTTTTTTTCATGGTGTTTAGTCCTCCTTGTTGGCTCTGCGAATGATCTCGGCCAGGATTTTGTGACGGTTGGCAGGGGCGGCGGAGGTCATTTTCAGGCGGGGTTGTCGTTGCTGGCGGCGTCGAGTTCCTTCATAAGCTGCCGGGCGGCGCGTCTGCCGTTGTCGGTGAGCTGACGTTGCCATGCGCCGTTGCGCGGGGACCAGCGGAAACCGTAAGATTTGAGTAGGGCGCGGGTGTCGTCGTCGGGTTTTCCGTCGAAGATCAGCTGCACGCGCATCTGTTCGGTGTCCTCGTGGTAGGTGTAGCCGTCGTGTTCCTCGTCGTCGTGGGTGGCGCTCTTAGCTGTCTGCAACGAGTTCAAGCGATCTTGCAGGCGCTTAACGTTGGCGAGGCTGTTCTGCAGGGCGTAGGGCGGGTATGGAGTGCCGGTGTACCATCCTGCGGACCAGTGACTTTCGATGTTGCGGCGCTCCTCGGGGTCAAGGTCGGGGCAACCTTCCAGCGTCTTGTGCTGGCGGTAATAGGCATTAGTGGCCTTCATCCGGTCACGCTCTGCCTGCAGGCGGTTGAGCTTGTAAGTCAGTGCCTCGATCGCTTCGGGGTCGTTGGACTTGATCGGCTGCTGGTGGGCGTGTTCCAGCAAGTACAGGTAGTGTTCGGCTTTTTCAAAGTTCGCGGCGTTCGCCTGCCACGCGGCGATCTGCTTTTCTTTCTTCCGCACAGGGAAGTTGGCAGGCCCGCAGACCATAACGGACGGGCAGCGGGCGCTGATCTCGTTGTCGCGGTTGATGGCGTTGGCCAGCGTGGCGGCATAGCGGTCGAACAGATACTCGGCTCGTTCGCGCTGGGCGTCGGTCTGACAAAGTGCCTGCACCCTTTTGAGGGTGTCGGCAGCCTCTGCCACTTGGGCGCGGTAGCCTGCCGTGGCGCTGCCCGGCTTGTAGTCGCTAAAGCTGCGCAGGTCGTTTGCCCGGCGGGCGGTGTCCTCGTTGATGGTGTAATTGCTCATTGTGTTACCTCCTGTGTTGTGGTTGTTATTCGGATATGGGGCGGGGCTGCTTTAAGCTGTGCAACCCTGCGAGAGTGTCAGCGGTGGACAAGGCCATAATAGTAATGGCGCAGGCCATGGCGGACAAAAGCCATGTATAGAAGCCCTTGCGCGTCGCTGGTGGAAGGCTCGCCCATCAAAAAACCCTTGTGACCATCGCGGCGCAGATCGCGCGGCAGGCTGTACGGTGGCATGCAGTTCAGCATATCGTCATACACGTCGGCGGTAATGGCCTGGCCGGCGCGGGCGTTAAACGTTCCACTGCGCTCCCAGTCGGCGCGGGTGTAGGTGTCAGCGGTTGGCAGGTCGGCGGCAAGGTCGCAGTAGTGGTTGAACATCAGGCGGGCGTCCTCCGGGTCGTGAGTGTGGTAGCACTCAATCTCCCGACCATCGGGGTACATGGCCATAACTTCAATATAGCCACATTCGGCGGTGAGGTCTGCCGCGTCGATGATGATCTTGCGGCCCTGCCAGGTGGTTTCGGTGTGGTGTAGGGTTTTCATGGTTGTTAGCTCCTTTCAGATGATGCCGCACTGTTCAGCGGCCAGGACGAACGCGGCGGCTTCGCGGTCGCTTGTGATGTGGTCGCCTTGCAGTTCTTCCAGACGGAAGCGGGCGCGGCGGAAGTCGGCGCTGTGGGCGGTGAAATACTCGAACCTGGCAACGGTGGCCGGGTAGCTTGGCAGCTCGTCCAGGCCATCATACAGGGCCACATATGCGGCCTCGTAGGCTGTTTGCAGGTGTTCCATGTTGTGGGCCTCCTTACTGGTTCCAAGTGCAGTCTCGGGGGAGCTGCTTGCGGGCATTCTCGACGCAAACGGCCTTGATGGTGATGTGGACGGCGCGGCCGGTGCTGGTCTCGGTGCCTGTGAAATAATAGTAGCCGTAGCGCTTGCCACGCGTGCCGGATGGCTTGAACCGCTCCGGCGGGATGATGACTTCAATCGTGCGGTTCTGCTCGTGGTATGTGCCGGGGACGGTCTGGCAGTCGGCGTAGTGCTGCTTGTAGGTGCGGTAGGGGATGCGGTAGGTGTCTGTCATTGTCATTATCTCCTTTACTTTGGTTTGTGGGGTAGGGTCGCTTTACTGTGCGGCCCTGCAAGGTATCAGGCGGGGAATCAGTCGGCGATGCAGAGCATATAGCCGCGCTTTGCACAGATGATAGCGAGGCGGGCATAGTTCATATAGTTGCGGACTGCATCGGGCTTACTTGTGGTTGCGTACTCGTTTGAAAGCCTTTGCAGGTTGCGGCGCTGCTGCGCGAGCTCTTTTTGAGCGCTGCGCGGGGTTAGCTTGAAGGTTGTGTATTGGGTCATGGTTGTTTGCTCCTTTCGGTGCTGTGGTTTTGATTTGTCTATATGATACTACGGTAAACCGTATATGTCTATTGGCATTTTGCATAATGTTTACCGTATATTTTGGGCATTTTTCTACTGTAAACCGTATTGCCGTTGTGTTACAATAGGAATGCAAGAAAGGGGGCTATATTGTGGCAGTTTCTGAAAGTCAAAAAAAAGCGTCTGCGAAATGGGATAAAAACCACGCGGCAACACTTGCTTGTAAGGTGCCAAAGGAAAAAGCGGAAGCGTTCCGGGATTATTGTGCTGATCAGGGGAAAAGCGTCCACGCGGTTTTGCTGGAGTATGTCAACAACTGCTTAGAGCGGTGACGGCTCCCGCGACCTTGCCCGGCGGGCTGCCGGGTGGTTTCGACCCTTGCCGGGGGTCATCATCAGGCGGGGATGGTTTCGCGGTCGCGGGTTTGGTAGCTCTGGCCGCTGTACTTCTGGTAGATTTCTTCATAAGAGGCGCGGCGGTTGCGGCGGCTGCTGTCGCCTGCCGGGTGCCAGTAGTATTTGCAGCGGTTAGCAGACCAGCGGAAGCCGAGCTTTTCGAGGGTGCGCAGCCACTTGTGGTTGGTGTCGGCCCAAATCCAGGAGCCGACGACGTCGAACTGCAGGCCCGGGCACTTGGCCAGCTCTTCGGCCATCTTGACGGCCTCTTCATCCTGCGCGGTCTTGGCGGCATTCTCTGCCGCTTTGGTCTGCTCGTACTGCTGGCGGCCTTGCTTGGCCTGCTCACTGCAGAAGCGGGGGAGCGTTGGCTTCAGCTCGTCCCACTCGGCGTTGATTTCCTGCATGTCGGAGACGCTGCCGCCGTGATCGGGGTGGTGCTTGCTGGCCAGGTCGCGATACATTGCGGTGCCTTCGGTGATGGTGCAGGGGCGGGGGTTGAACCATTTATAGGTTTTATATGTGGTAGTCATGTTGTTTCCTCCTGTGGGGCCGCTGGACGGCTGTTCTTGTTTCGATGGCTTTATTATATCCGTCAACGTGTATCATGTCAATACGTCTACGTGTAATTTGTAGGATTGCACAGTAAACGTCTACGTGTTTTGTGCATCTTGTACACGTTGACGTATTGGGCGCGGTGTGGTATGATGGTAATACTACATAAGAGGAGGCGACAACATGGCATCACCAGCACAGATCCAGGCGAATGTCCGGTACAATCGCAGCCGGGACAGTATCACAATACGGCCCAGCAAGGAGGACGGCGCAGCAGTGCGGCAGGCAGCTGCAGCAGCCGGGCAGAGTGTGCAAGGCTACATAATGCAGGCATGTTCCGAGCGGATGCAACGAGAAAATCACGATAAACCGAAAAACACTTGACAAAATCGCACTTGCATGCTAAAATGTGTATAATGAGCGAACCACGCGAGGAAGCGAGTTTCCGCGACGGGGCTCACTCATTATACAGTTTTAACGTATCAACGCAAAAAATTAGGTTTCGGGCGTCCAGGCTTCGGCTTGGGCGCTTTTTTTGTTGCTATTTAAGGTAGGAGGGCGGCAACATGGCAGAGAAAAGCAAGGCGGCGCAGGCCGTCCAGCAGATGAGCAAGGCAGAGCGCGGCATACAGCGAGCACTAGAGCAAGCAGAGCGCGGCGAGCTTGTGGATAGTTTGGGCCGAGTTGTAAAGCCGTCACAAATTGCAGCGCTAAAGCCCAAGACGCTAGACCAGCAGCCAGCAGACCGCAAGCGAGAAATCCAGCAGGCAGGAGCAAAGCGCAGCAACGAGGTGCAAGCAAAGCGGAGGACTATAAAGGATATATATAGTGATTTGCTGCAGCAAGAGGATGACATTACAGGACTAGAGGATCAGGAGCTAGCAACGAGAGCGCAAAAGCGAGCACAAGAGCGAGGACAGCCGATTACCGTATACGACAGTATCGCTATTGCGATGGCAGCGAAAGCGAAGGCCGGAGACGTGAAAGCGGCGGTGTTTGTGCGGGATTCTGCGGGGGATAAACCGGCCGACCAGATGGAGATTACAGCCGAGACGATGACCGACGCAGACCGCGAATTGTTGGCAAATGTGCAGAAAAGACTGCAAAACGACGATGCTACGCAAAAGTGATATTCGCTAAATAGGTATTTAGCGAAATACAGCCGGGAAAAGCGGGCGCATGCAGCATAAAGAGGAAAGCCGAAAGCCTGCCGGGGGTGCATTGCATCAAGGCGGGGCGGGGGCTTCTTTTTTTATGGGGCTGTCCAGCAGAAGGCAGCAGGGGACCGGGGGTACCCCCCTATGAAGGGCGGGGCGGGGTGTGTAGAGAGCGCAGCCAGGTACGAATATGTTCCTTCCCCCACCGAACACAAAAATAAAATTTACCCATCCCCCCCATGCAGGAACATGTCGAAAAAACTGACAGGTTCCCCAGAAAAAATGATATAAAGTATATCCCGGTGCGGAAGTAAGTCAACCTCCTCTCTTACTATTGGGACTAGGGCCGTCCGCTTCAAGACCCAGCGGCCACAATACAAAGCGTTCTGCTACGGCAGGGCGCTTTTTTATTTGCAGAATAAACCCGCGAGGAGCGGGAACGGTTTGCTAAACCGATTGTCTCGGAATGGAGATGTGGTTCGCGTCCACTGTTCTGCGCCAACGCCGATGATGCTGGTAAATAGGCAAGTGCAAGCGCATTCCGTTCCCAGCTAGGCAACCGCCATACGCCTACTAACAGTGCGTACCATGTGGCGGATTCTGAACAGGCTTATGCTGGTATGACTTGCCAAAGAAACTTGCGAGACAGAATGCATGAGCCTTATTTTTTAGATGTTCCCGACATTTATGTCGGAGAGAAAGGATGGAGGCCTATGCCGTATATTCCTGTCGGCGCTATCGTTGGCGCAATCCACATGCAGAACACGATCTCCAGACACCGTCGCGAGGAAGAGGAAGAAGCCAAGAAAAAAGAGGAAGAGCCGAAAAGCAAGCAAGATGTGATGCCTATGTATTTCAGGAAAAAGCCGGTTGTCATTGAAGCGTACCAGACGTGGGAAGAACTTGATATTTTTACGCTGGAAGGCGTTATGCACGCTGCTCCCGGTGACTGGATTATCACTGGTGTGAACGGTGAACAGTACCCGTGCAAGCCGGACATCTTTGAAAAGACATACGAGCCTGTAGAGTGAACAGATCGCGGCAAGCCTCTGTTACACGCAACTTGCAAAAGCGTGTAAGTTTGTGACAAGTTTCAAAATATAAGACGTTAATGCGTTGAATGTTAACTTGCTTGTAACTTGCACACCGTGCAACACGCGCAACTGCCGCGCTTTATATGCCAACATAGCTTAACTGGTAAAGCCGGGCCTCATGACAGCGTAGCTGCTGGTTTAGTTGCAGGTTCAAATCCTGCTGTTGGTGAAAGCTGGGTCGCTCCCACCGGTGAAAGCCCGGCGCAGGCAAAACGCGATAGATAACCTGAACGCTGTAAGCAAAGCGGCAAGCCGATCAGGAGCGCGGCGCGATGGCAGACCGCAACGGGACTTTGAGAGCCTGAAAAAGTCTGCCCGGCATCTGCTTGTGCGGACTCCGTTACTGACGCAGTTACGCATCGCCGAAAACCATTACATCAAAGCAGAACCGCGAATCCGCACGCGGGGGATAAATGCAGCGGATTGAAAAAGCGTTGCGGATTTGCTATCTGCAACGGGTGAGACCGGCACAGCATAAACCGGTATGGCGGGTATGGGGAATTTTTGAGGAAATGGGGTGATGTGTTGACGCTGGAAGAGATGCGGGAACTTGAACGCGAGGCGTGCAGGAAAGACCCGGTGTATTTTTGCGAAACATATTGCCACATTGAGGACAAGGACGCAGACGAACTGATACAGCCGTTTGCGCTGTGGGCCGGGCAGAAAAAAGCCCTTGTTGTGTTTGCACAGAACCGGCTGGTGTGCGTTTTGAAAGCCCGGCAGCTGGGGTTTACCTGGCTGGCGCTGGTGGAAGTAGCGCGGCTTGTGGCGCTGAATACAGGCCGTACTGCCATTGGCTTGAGCCGGTCAGAGGACGAAGCAAAAGAGCTTGTGCGCCGCTTGGCGGTAATACTGCGATACATGCCCGGGCTTATCCGGGAAGTGGACACGCCGGGCGGCAGTATTGCAGGGTGGACAGGCCCGGTGTTTTACAAAAGCACGATGCAGGTCGTGGTGATGTGGCCGGACGGCCCGGAGAGCGTGTTTAAGGCGTTCCCATCCAGTCCTGCTGCAGGCCGTTCGTTTACTGCCGACTTGATTGTGATAGACGAATGGGCGTTCCAGCAGTATGCCGAAGAGATTTGGCAGGCAGCATACCCGGTTATTAACCGACCGTTCGGCGGGCGTGTCATTGGGCTGTCTACCATCAAGCTGGGGACGCTGTTTGAGGAAATCTACACGAACCCCGGAAACGGGTTTACGAAGCTGTTTTTGCCCTGGAGCACCGACCCGCGCCGTACCGAAAAATGGTACGCACAGACGGTTGCTGCGCTGGGCGAAGATAAAACGATGCAGGAGTACCCAGCTACCGAGGAAGAAGCCCTGAGCGCCCCAGGAGGGCGTTTTTTCAGCGAGTTGGATAAGGACAAGCACCTTGTGGACAGCCCCCCTACAGGGGCGCTACGGCGGTATGTAGCCATCGACTACGGCCTTGATATGTTGGCCGCTATCTGGATTGCCATTGACGATGAGAACCACGCCACTGTGTACCGGGTGGACGGCGGGCCGAATAAGACCATCGGCGAAGCTGCCGATTTGATTTTGCGGGATTCTGAAGGGGAAGAGATAGACATGTATCTTGCCCCGCCTGATTTGTGGAACCGCAGCCAGGAAAGCGGCAAGAGCCGGGCGCAACTGTTCAGTGAAGCGCATTTGCCGCTGGTGCAAAGCAGCCGCGATTTCCCTGCCGGGTGTGCTGCCATGAAGCAATGGCTGACGGTGGACGAAAAGACCGGCAAAGGCTGGCTTACGTTCTACAAACCAGGTGAGTTGTGGACCTGCCTGACCAAAATCCAGAAAGACGACAAAAACGCCGATGTATATGCGAAGAATCCGCATGGATTGACGCATTTCCCGGACGCTTTACGCTATTTTTGCGTTTGGTGGACGAGCCCGGCGAAAAAGCCGGTGAATATCCGCAAACGGAAATGGTCGGCTGACATGTACGAGGACTACCGCAATGCCAATACGGAAGAGCGAAAAATGCTGATGGAAAGGTGGGGACACCCTGCATGATCGAGTTTTGGTTGAACGCGCAGCCATGTTTTAGAATTTGCCGCTATTACGGCGGCAAGGTGCGGAACAGCATTTTGGTAATGGAGGGGATTTTTTGAGATGCCCGACTTGTGGAATTGAATGCAGGACCGATTCCGGCACGGATGTGCTGAAATTTATCTGCCGCAGCAAACAGTGCCCGGATTATGGGCATGTGATGGGGGAAAAGCCCCTGAATGAGCCTGTTGTACGGGTGAATTACCCGGTGCAGGACGATTAAAGCGGATACAGAATCCGCCCTTACGATAGAAATAGCGCTTATCCCATTTGGGGTAGGCGCTTTTTTTATACCTATTTTTAGCCGACGGGCGTTGTACGTGGAGGAACCAATGGAAGAACTTGAAAACGGCGTGACCGAGAGCGTAGCCGACTCTGAACCCAACCTGGAAGAAACCGCTGCGGAAGAAACCACGCAGCAGGTGGAAGAACCTGCCCAGGAATCTGCCGCAGAGGAACCGGCGAAAGAGCCGGAAATCCCTGATTCTGTTTGGGCCATTGCCCGCAAGCGCAGCGAGCGAGAGGCACAGGCAAGAATCGACAGGCAGATCGCGCAGCGTTTTGGACAGTACAAAAACCCCGCCACAGGCAAGAACATTGCGACACTGGATGACTACTTTGCCGCAATGGATGCCCAGGCGGAGCAGAGCCGCCAGGAAGCCATAGACCGCATGACGGCCAACCAGAGCAGGGAACAGCAGGAAGCACTGCGCCAGATCCTTGCAAACGACCCGGAAAAGCGACGTTTGAGTGCCCGGGTGCAGGAATTAGAGCAGAAACAGCTTGATGAGCAGGCAGGAGCTGCGTTTAACCGCGATTTTGCCGAGTTGCAGAAGCTGGAACCCGCTTTGAAAACCGTAAACGACCTGGAAAAGCTGGACGGCTTTGACAAAATTGTACAGCTTGTACAAGAAAAGGGGCTTGACATGGTGACGGCCTATAAGGCTGTGAACTTTGGCAGGGCCACGCAGGCCAGCCAGGCGGCAGGAAAGCAGGCGGCTATCAATGCTGCCAAAGGGAAGAACCACCTTGCCGCCCACGATGGGCAGGCGCAGCCGGGAACCCAAAAGGTAATGAGCGAAAGCATGCTGAACCTTGCGAAAGAAGCGTTCCCGGATAAATCCGACGCAGAAATCCAGAAACTTTATAACTCGATTTGAAAGGAGCCACAATAAATGGCAGTTGTATTTAGTAAATCCAGCGGCGCAGCCAATGATTATTGGAACGAATGGGCCGACATGATCCAGATGAAGATGAAGGACACCGACAACGAGAAGAACAACGACGACGAGCTTGTCAATGCCCTGTTCAACGTGAAGAAATCCAAGCGCTTTGGTGAGAAGATCGCGGGCCTGTCTACCTTTGGCAACTTTGAGGTTGTGGACGAAGGTGCAGAAGCCCCGGCCGATACCCTGAAAGAGACGGAACCCAAGCTGATTACCCACAGCGAGTTCAAGAAACTGTTTGAAGTCACCAAGACTATGAAGGAGGACTTGCAGTTTGACATTGCTGCCACCAAGGCAGCGGCCGATGTGCGTGCCTACAAGCGCAGCCGTGCAGCGTTTGCCAGCGCTGCGCTGACCAGCGCCGCCAAGACTTTTACCTACGGCAGCAAGACCGGACTGGACAGCACCACCGCTGACGGCCTGGCCCTGTTTGATAAGGCGCATACCGGCCTGACCGGCGTTGCGACCCAGTCCAACGTGTTTACCAATGCCTTTGGCAATGACGATGCCATGCTGAACCGCCTTGCCAACATTGGCATGAACTTTAAAAACGCCACCGGCCATGTGTTGGGCTACACCTTCGATACCCTGGTCGTGCCCGGCAACGCCTACCGCCTGATCACGCTGGGCAAGAAGATCATCAACAGTGACCAGCAGGTTGGCAGCAGCTACAACGATGTCAACGTGAACAAGGGCATGTGGAAGCTTGTGGTTGATCACCATTGGCAGGTTGCAGATGGCACCGAGCCGTACATCATCATGTCCAGCCAGGCCAACAAAGACCTGATGGGCAATATGTTTTACGACCGTACCCCGCTGGAAATTGAACAGGATGTGGATGTGCGCACTCAGAACCTGATCTCCAGCGGCCGTGGCCGTTTCAGCGTCGGTTTTGGCGATTGGCGGCACATCATCATGGGCGGCGCTGCTGCCGGTACGGAGTTGACCTGATATGGCCCCGAAAGGATTGCAGCCGGGTGATACCTTTACCGAGGGCAAGCTGACCTATGTGGTTGTGGCGGTAAACGCCGACGGCAGCTATGATGCCAAGCTGGCAGAGAAAACCAAGGAAGTAAAACGCGGCAGACCCAAGAAAGCATAAGCACAGCGGCCCTGCTTAGGCAGGACCGCTTTTTATCACATTTGCGGGGGCATGACCCTACAGGAGTGAACGATGAAGAAGAACGATGATAAAGACAAAAAGCTGCTGGAAAAATGGCAAGGCAAGTTATCTGCCGCAAAAGCACGATACAGTGTAGAGCTTGCAGCCATGCAGCGTCGTGAGGATATGTACTACGGGAGCCACATCATCCAGGGAGCCAAAAAGAAGGCAACCAATGTGCGGAATGTGGTGTATGAGCTGATCGAAAGCGAAGTGGACACCAGTATCCCACAGCCGAAGGTAACGGCCATCCATGCAGAGGATGTGGAAAAGGCCCGGAAAATCGAGAATCTTTTGCGAAACGAGATTCGACGGATGCCTATCCCAGAGATGAACGATCGCAGCGAGAGAACCGTGACTATCCAGGGCGGCGACTTTTTCCATGTGGAATGGAACCCGGTGGCCGGGTATCACTGCACTTTGGGCGATGTGGAAGTTAATTTGCGCCATCCGAGACAGGTTATCCCGCAGCCGGGTGTATATCGGCTGGAAGATATGGACTATGTGTTTTTGCAGATGAGCAAGAGCAAAGAGTCTTTGGAGAACAAATACGGCGTAGAAATTGACACTGACACCGAAGATGCCCCGGAGGTGCGCGGCAACGATGCCAGCACGGCCAGCGGTGTTGTGACCCAGAGCATTGTGTACTACAAGCACGATAAGGGCACAGTGGGCATGCTGAGCTGGTGCGGCGACCAAATTTTAGAGAATTACCCGGACTATTACGCCAGAACCAGTGAGGTTTGCACCAAGTGCGGACGCAAGCGGGTAGGGGATGTATGCGTTTGCGGAAACAAACGATTTAAAGAAGCCCCGGTGCAGACCATTACCCTGACGCAGGATTTGGTGATGAGCGACGGTGAGACCATCCCGGCGCAGACGCGCGGCGAGGATATGCCGATTCTGAACCCGGACGGCAGTGCGCAGCTGGACAACGATACCGGCGAGATGATCATGATGCCCGGCGAACTGGAAGCAACCGAAATCCCCGCCTATAAACCGCACGGATTCCCGATCATTGAGAGAATCAATATCTCGGCAGCTGACCGCTTTTTAGGTGTGAGCGACGTAGATATTATCTCCGACCAGCAGCAGGCTATCAACAAATACGGCACGAAGATACAGGAAAAGCTGCTGAAAGGCGGCAGCTATGTCACCTTGCCGGACGGTGTGGATGTTGACAAAAGCGACGATGAGTTAAAGATTTTGCGCTTCCAGAACCCCAGCCAGGCAAATCTTATCAGCGTTATCAATGTGCAGCCCAATGTGCAGAATGACCAGAACATGTTGGAGTACAACTATAACTGGGCAAAATCTGCTTTGGGTATTACCGATGCTTTCCAGGGAAAGTACGACAGTTCCGCTACTTCCGGCAGTGCAAAGCAGTTCAGTGCGAACCAGAGCGCCGGACGTTTGCAGAGCAAGCGGGAGATGAAGAACAACGCCTACGCCCGGCTGTACCGGCTGATGTTTGAGTATTTGCTGGCATATGCGGACGAGCCGTACCCCATGACCGAGACCGACACGGATGGGGAGCAGCAGTTCGGCCACTTTGACCGCAACGACTTTTTGAAGCGCGACGCTGCCGGGGAACTGTATTGGAACGATGAATTCATCTTTGAGGTAGACCCGGCCAGCAACCTTGCCAGCAACCGGGAACGGCTGTGGGATATGGCAAAGGTGGATTACCAGGCTGGCGCGTTTGGCCCCATCAACGACTTGGAGAGCCAGCGCACCTATTGGACGTGGCTGCGCAATACAAACTATCCGTATTCGGCTACTGTGCTGGCGGATATCCGACAGCGGCTTAGTGAACAGCAGCAGATGCAGGCCATGATGAACCAGGGGGTAAATGCAAATGACATGGGAACAGATCAAGCTGGCATCCTTGCAGAAGATGTTCGCCAGTGACGGCACAGACATCTCGAACCCTGACGAAGCGACAAAAGAATATTTAAACGCGATGCCGCAGGCAGCCAACGAAGCCATTGAAATGATTTGCACTGCCGGGCGGTATTTACGCAAAAGCTACACGGTAGACAAAGACAAGGGCGAAAAGCTGACTGTGAATCTGGCCTATGAGGTGCCGGATTACTGGCGTATGGGCGCTAAAGAGGTGTACAAGCTGGTGGACGATACCCCGGAGCCTGTAGACGGGGTGGAACTGTACGGCGGCAAGTACCTGGTTTTCCCGGCTGATTTTGAGGGCGAGTTTGAGTTTTTCTACGATGCAAAGCCAGCAACGCTGACGCTGGAAACGCCGGACACCAAAAAAATCGACCTGCCGGACGATGCCGTTGTACTGCTGCCGCTGTACATTGCCAGCCAGTTATACAAGGATGATGACATTGCAATTGCCACTTACTACCGCAACGAGTTTGAGACCGCCTTTGAACGGCTGACGAACCCGAGAACCGTAAGCAAGGAAAGCTTTACAAGCAATACAGGGTGGTGGTAAGCATGGCTACCTTTACGATACCCAGCCAGGTTGCCCGCAGCAAACTGGCAATTGATAAACTGCTTGGCATTGATTATACCAGCAACACCGCCAATGTAAGCGTGAGCCAAAGCCCCAATGCGCAGAACATGATACGCAGCGAGCCCGGCAAGGTGCGCAAGCGGATGGGATATAAGCTGCGAGCGGCTTTTCCGGCCCGTGTGAACGGTTTCCACGAGTTAAAGGGTAAGAGCCTTATCCATGCGGGAACGGCACTGTACGAGCTGCCGGAGGGCGGCAAGGAAGTGGGCAATGCACTGTACAGTGACATGGCAGATGCACGCAGCAAAAGCTGGCAGATGGACGATAAGCTGTTTATTGCCGACGGAAAGTGCCTGCTGGTGTATGATGGCGAAACGGTAAAAAAAGCCAGTGACGATGCAAAGATCCCGACGCTGACGATTGCCAAACCACCGCAGGGCGGCGGCAAGGAATACGAAGCGCTGAACCTGCTGCAGCCGAAGTTCAAAGAACTTTTTGCCAGTGATGGAAAAGCTACCGAGTATCATCTGAGCTTTTCCGGACTGGACAGTGCGGACGTAACTGTACGTAAGCTGAACAGCAGCGGAGAATGGGAAGATGTGACAAGCGGATTTACCTGCAATAAAGAAACCGGTGTTGTTACATTCAGCACAGCACCAGAGAAAAGCCCGGTGGAGGGCGAGGACAACATCGAGATCACCGCAACCAGAACAGTAGAGGGCTACGCCGACCGAATCAACAAATGCTGCATTGGCATTTTATTTGGCGTAAACGGTGCAGCCGACCGCCTGTTTTTGAGCGGGAACCCGGATTATCCGAACCAGGACTGGTACAGCGGACAGTATGACTTGACCTATTGGCCGGATACCGCCTACAGCAAACTGGGTACGGCAAAAAGTGCCATTATGGGCTACTCTATCATTGAAAACCGAATTGCAGCCCATAAAGACGAGCATGAAACCGACCGAAACGTTGTGATACGGCAGGGCAATCTGGTGGACAGTGAACCGGCTTTCCCGATTACCAACACGATACAAGGCCCCGGTGCGATTGCAAAATACAGCTTTGCTTACTGCGCCAACGAGCCTGTTTTTTTGACCAATTTGGGGATTTACGCAATTACACCAAGTGACATTGTGGGCGAGCGATTCAGCCAGAACAGAAGCTATTACATGAACGGCAAGCTGCTGGATGAAGCAAACAAAGCGGATGCTTACGCCTGTGTGTACAAGGACATGTACTGGCTGTGCCTGAACGGCGTTGCGTATATTTTGGACGGGCAGCAAAACCTGGGCACAAACAAAAACGAGCCGTACTCGACCCGGCAATATGCCTGTTTTTATGAGACGAATATCCCGGCGCGTGTCATGTGGGTGGATGAGACCGACCTATATTTTGGCGCTGACAACGGGAATGTATACCAGTTTTACAATGACCCGGATGATATTGCCAGCTACAACGATAACGGCGCTGTGATTTCTGCCGAATGGGAAACGCCGGACTTGGCGGGCACGCTTTTTTATAAAAACAAGAGTTTCCGCTATCTTGCCTTGCAGATGGCACCCAGTGCTGTAACGAGCGTTGCCGTTTATGCTATGAAGCGGGGCATTTGGTCTAATATCTGGAACGACAGCACGCACGCACGATTTTTTAGTTATCACCAGCTGCGTTATTCCCGCTTTACTTATTCAAACGACAAGACTTCGCGGACATTGCACAACAAAATCCGAATCAAGCGAGTGGATAAAGCGCGGTTCCGCTTTGCGAACGATGCGTTGAACGAACCGTTTGGATTGATGCAGATCGCCGTTGAGTTTGTAGAAAACGGAAACTTTAAGGGGTGATGAAATGGCCTTTAAGAAAATTACAGACGCAGATGTAAAAGGCAAAGGCAATGTAGGACGGCCAGACACGCCGGGCGTATCGACCGCAGAGATGCAGCGCATTATGGATGAGATACCGCGCGAGGTGATTATCCCGGCGTTTAATGCACTGATTGATGCACTTACTGACAAAACATCCGCCGCTACGCTTGGCATTACTGCGCCGGAGGGAATTGCAGGCAGTACCGTGCAGGAAGTAGTAAACGCGCTGCTTGCCTATGTGAACGCCCACAAGAACGACCAGAAAAACCCGCACGCCGTTACGGCTGCACAGATTGATGCTTACACCAAAAAGCAGACAGACGATGCAATCAACGAGAAACTTACAGAAATCGGCAGCGGCGACATGGCGCAGGCTGTATATGACCCTACCGGGCAGCGAAAAGACGTGTTTGCGGCGATTAACACAGCAATTACCGAAACTCTTTTGACTACGATGCTGCGGGCAACGTATGACCCGCAAGACCGGCAGAGCGATATTTTTAAGGCTGTGGACAGTGTGGCACCGCGCTACAAGGCACGGTATACGCTGGCAGGCTGGGCGGCTGTGACGGATGAAACCGCCAAAGCGGACGGTTACGCCTACACCCAGACCGCCACGCTGACCCCGCTTGACGCCAACGCGCCGGAGATTACGGCGGACAGTGATTTTCTTTCCCCGCCGCGCTATGAGCCGCCCGGCGTGCCCGCCACCGAAGAAGTGCTGGACGCCGTGCTTGCGATCATCAACGCGGGCCACACCGTAAGCGGGACAAACGCTGTTACCACGATGGTACAGGAACTGCCCGATGCGGAAATTGAAATCATCTGGAAAATGCGCCCGTAAGCGGCGCAGAAAAGGAGAGCGTAGCTATGAGTAAATATTTGCTTTACCCACCCCACCTGAATAATGCGGCACTTGCCGCGCGGGGGTGCTGCTGATGGGAGTGGCACCGAGAGCCGCGAGCGGCGGGGAAGCGACACGGTTGGTATATATGTGTAGTTATTTATCGCAATTTTATCGGACAACTTTATACAACGATGCAAAATACGTCGAAGCTTTAACTTCGGAAATTGGCTGCACGGTTAAGAAAAAGGGGAAAGTCATTATTTTAAAGGGCGCATATGAGCAAAACAGCAACAAACAAAGTGCCATTTATCTGAATAATGCCGTGATAGCCGATGCGAGTTCCTTAACGCGAGTTGTGGGACCTATTGATGTATCCCCTGGAGATGTAATTAAAGTTACATTCTCTGCCGCAATTTCGTTGACCCTTGTGGTTGCTTTCGTTGACTAATTTATGCAAGGAGCTGACCTATGAAAATCTACGATGAACTTACTGGCGCAGAACTGACCGCGCCGGATCTGGACGCGGGCTATCTCTACGACGGCCAGCGCGTGGTGCGGCATGTGCCGGAACACGATGAAATTTTAGAGGGAACCGATGGCTGGCGGCATCGCATCCCGGCCCACGATGAGTACGAAGCCTGCCAGTATTACCACGCTTACACCGAGGCAGAGCTGGCCGAGCGGGACAAGCCCACAGCCGAGCAGCGCCTGGACGCGCTGGAATCCGCCAACGATGATATTATTTTGATGATGGCCGACCTGATCGGCGGGGAGGAGTAACCTATGAAAACTTTGAACGCACTGAAACTTCGCATCATGACCCGCGCCTTTAAGATTCGCCTGGCAAACGGCGAGAACTTCGAGGATATCGCCGCCGACTACCCGGCTTTGACCGTTGACGACCTCGAAGCCATCAAGGCGGCGCTGGGCTTGACCGTAAGCGAGTAATGCCCGGCGCAGACTGAAAAACACGGGGGTGAACCGATGTACAGAGGCACTACACCCACCGTCTCCCTGCTGGTGGACGGATGGACAGAGACCGCCGACCCGGACAAAAGCAACGGCTATTTGTACACGCAGACGGCGACCATTACGCCAGTTGTGAGCGGTGCGCCCGCTGTAACGGCAAACAGCCGGTTTATGTCGCCCGCCTGGTACACGCCGACCCGCGTTGCGGCCACCGATGAAACGCTGGACGCCGCTTTAGCGTTCATCTGGGCTGGCGTTACGGAAAGCGGCGCGGGAACGGTTACGACCGTTGTGACCGAGAAACCGAGCTGCGACATTACGGTCAGATGGAATCTGACTGCACAATAAGGAAGGAGAACAAACCATGAGACTTTCAAACGGTGAAGTCCTGCTGCACTACCCGCTTGACCTGCACGTTTTAACGCAGGGCTGGTACTACAACAACGGCAGTCTGCACCAGGCTACTGACTGGCGCACGCAGAACGGAACGGATTACAAGCGCCCGGTATACGCTGCCGAGGATGGCACGGTCGATCAAACGCAGGACTGGGACGGCCACACGAAAACCGGGATGCAGAGCTATGGCAACATGGTGCGCATCAAGCACGCACCATACAAGAGCATGACCTTGCAGACCCGGTACGCGCATCTTTCGAGATATTGCGTCAAGGTCGGGCAGAAGGTGAAAGAGGGCGAACTTATCGGCTATTCGGGCGTTACCGGGAATGTGTTCGGAGCGCATCTGCATTTTGAAGTCATCCTGAACGGCAAACGCACAAACCCGCTGACGTGGCTGGACAATGATTTCACGATGGCGACCGGGAAAGAGTACACCTTCCAGCCCGGCGAGCACAGCGTTGTTGTGCCGGACAAGCCCACCGAGAATACGAGCCAAAGCAAGCTGCAAGTGATTACCATCGGCCCGGTATCACAGGGAGATGCAGACGCAATCTACTTGCTGTGCAAGGAACGTGGCCTGACGGATGCCGGGCTGTACAAATCTGAATGGGCAGAGGTGTGATGCCGATGCAGCACGTATTTTCGTTTACACTTGCGGAAGCCTGGGCGTTTTTGATTTACGCGGCGGGCGCTGCTGCCGGACTGTATGCCGGGGGCGTGGCTATCAGCAAAGTAATCACCGCAGTAAAAAAGCCAAAGACCGACCAGGACGAACGCATTACACGGCTTGAAGCGCGGGTGAACGCTATGGAGGGCTTTTTGAAAAACGACAAATTGCGGCTTGACCGCATGGACGAGGGGCAGCATGTGACCATGCAGGCGCTGCTTGCCCTGCTTGACCACAACCTTGACGGAAACAACATTGATCAGATGCAGAAAGCAAAGGAAGCCTTGCAAAAGCATCTGATCGGCTGAAAGAAGGTGCATATCTATGGGCGATTTTATCAAGAATTTGGCAGCGCTTATCAAGGTAAAAACCATTGTGACGCTGGTTGTCGTTGCGGTTTTTGCGGTGATGGCGCTGCAAAGCAAATTACAGCCTGACACGGTCATGACCATTGTGACAATGGTCGTGGCCTTTTATTTTGGCACGCAGACCGAAAGCAAGAACAAGAAGGATGAGTAAGGAGGCGCTTTTATGCCGAAACCAGTAACAGGTTCTACGAAGGATTATTATGTGAAGCCTGGCACGACAACGGCCAACAAGTACGGCGGCAGCCGCAACTATTCCACTGGCAGCAACAAATTCGCCAGCAGTAATGCAGGTAGAAACTCTAATGGCAGTGGCTACAGCAGTGGAAACCGATACACCGGCAGTTCCGGCAGTGCAGCCAGTACGCCAACAGCGGCGGCCGCAGCGCCTGCCGCGACCAACAGCGGTATGAGTGCTTGGCAGCAGGCACAGCAGGCCATTCTTGCCGCGCAGAATGCTGCCGCCGAACAGCTGCGTGCCGCGCAGGAAGCACAGCGGAAAGCCCGCGAAGAAGCATACCAGAAAGCCGCTGCGCAGCAGAAAGTAAATTACGACTTTTCTGCCGGGCAGGTGAACGATGCGACCGGCAAAGCGTTGCAGGAAGCCTATGTAAACCGCATGCTGCAAAATAAGAATTTGCAGCAGAGCCTTAGTGCGCAGGGGCTGAACGGCGGCGCAAGCGAGACCACGACCGCCGGTATGTACAACAACTACAACAATGCCCGCAACAATTTGGAAACCGAGCGCCAGAGCCAGCTTGCGAACCTTTTGAACACCTATCAGAACAACATGGCACAGCTGGAACAGCAGAGAGCCAGCGGCGATGCGGCAGATTTGAGCCAGTACCAGACCGCTTTACAGAACCTGACAGCCGGGAACACGGCGAACCTTATCAGCCTGCTGCAAGGCTACGGCGATATGGCAAGCAGCGTGCCCGCCACGACCGCACGTTATAATGCCCAGACCGGGCAGTGGGAATACGTTTAAGACTACGCCGCCCGCAATGGGCGGCTTTTTTAGCATAAGGAGGACACCTGATGGCTAAAATGAGAAGCCGCACCGAAGCGCTTGTAAATGCCTACCTGAACAATTACCAGAATGCAAACGCTACCACGGTTAGCGGCGGGCAGAGTGCGCAGCAAAGCGCCCAGAGCCGGGGCAGCGCCATTATGAACGCTACCGACAAAACGCTGCCAACACTGAAAGATTATAGCGCTGACGTGCTGAACGGCATTGTAAAGAGTGCCGACAATGCGCAGAGCACCGCTATCAGCAATTTTAAGCTGGCAAAAAAGCAGATTGAAGCGGAGCAGAAAGCCGCGGAAAAAGCGGCGAAAGCAGCGGCGAAAAGTTCCGGGAGATCCAGCAGTAAAAAGTCCGGCAAAAGAAGCAGCAGTACGAGCAGCACAGACGATACCAGCGGCAGCAATACATCGCTGGATAGCTTATTTGGTAATGGGGAGAACACTTCCACCAGCAGCCAAAAAAGCAGCGGCGGAAATTACAGTAAGACCCGCACCAACGAAGAACGCAACGCCAGTGCCCGCGCCCGGTATGACGGCAGCAAGCAGGAGAAATCCGACATCAAGTATCGCGCGAAGCAGAAAGCAGAGCGAACTGCGCAGATGCTTAAAGACAAGCAAACTGCCGCAAATGCCGGAGCCAACAAGGGCAAGGCTGTTGGCAAGAGTTACGCCGAGCAAAAGAATGCCGGTAATACCGCCGCACAGCCTGCGCAGAGCCGCGCTGTGACGCGGGGCGGGAAAGTTATCGGAAGCAGTTACGCCGCCGCAGGGAGCGCCCCCAGCGCGGCAGAGACGCAGGCCGCAAAGGACAAGCGCAACGACTACAAGAGCCGACAGGAGGACATTGCCGCTGCGCTGAAAAAATTGCAGACGGATGCCAGCTACCGGACGGAGCTGGCTGCCCCGGGGCGCAGGCTGACGAGCGCCGAAATCCAAGCTGTAAAGGAATATAACCAGAACCCCGGAGACCTGAACAAGCAGGTGCAGGCTGGCGAACTTTCGCTGGATGACTATAACAAACAGGGGCAGGAACTTGCCCGCATGAACCAAAAAGCCAGCCTGAACGGATTGGGGCAGGACATGCAGGCGTTTACATCCGGCCTGATGACATCTGTGCCATTTTTGAAACAGGTGGACAGCGCTGTTAAAGATTATGGCAACAAAGCCACCAACGGGCAATACGGGAAAGCCCTTGAAAGCGGAGCTGTGGCAGATTTTTTGCCGATGCTGGAAAATTCTAAGGAACAAAACCGCATTGCTGCCGGTGCTGGCACAATGGTCGGCAAAGCGGCGCAGTACAATTTGTTTAATAACCTGATGGAAGGCACGCCGCTGGCGGAGACGATGGGCAAGGTGGGCGGCAAGGTAGCGAGTGCGGCCAGCAAGGTGCCGGTACTGGGACGATTTGCCACGCCCGCCGCCGGTGAAGCGCTGGGGCGCATTTTGACCGACCAGACCGCCGATACCGCGCTGGATACCATCCCCAGCCTTGTGAACGATTTGCAGACCTACAATGACCAGCAGAACCGCATAAAGAACGGGGAACAGGTGGACGATGCCCTGACACCCGGGCAGATCGGGCTGAACACGTTGGGCAATGTTGCGCAGAACTTTGCATTTAACGCTATCCCGGAAGTGGGCGGCGCGGTGCTGAACCGGCTGAAAGGCACGGCAGGGGATGCCGCGCAGGATGCTTTGAAGCAGGCGGATGATGCCGCGCAGGATGTGCAGAAATCCGTACCGGCAAGAAACATTGTGCAGCCGGAAGCCAACGGCACAACCGGGCTTGCTGCGCAATTGCAGCAGATGAACACGCCAGACGCGGCCAATCGCAGCGCACTTGATACACTGGATGAGCTGCGCGGGCAGGTCAATTTGAACGGTGCGCAGGAAAAAGAAGCAGAACAGTTGCGCCGCGCCGTGTTGCAGCGCCAGCAGGAGATTGGCGATGAAGCTAAGCTTGCTTTGCAAAATTCGGACAGTTTGCCGATTGACGCGCAGGCTGCGAAAGCCTACAATGAAGTAAACGGAGGTGTTGTAAATGACAACTTGGGAACAGGCGTTCGAGCAGACGTTCCCGTCAACGCTGACGCTGGCGCAAGCTATGAAGCGAAACCCGGAGGAAGTCGAAGCGGGGTTGCTGGACAAACTGGTGCAGCAGGGCTTGGTAGCGCCGCGAGTGGCAACGGAGCAGGAGTACAAGGAACTGCTGCAAAAAACGCTCAAACGGTGGCTGAGTGGGCAAAATCAATAACCGGCAAGGGACGCCAGAGCGTTTATACCCGCCGTATTGAAAACTTACACAACGCCATGCAAAACGGTTCCAGCCGGGAAAGCCTGGCAGAAGAAGCAGCCAACATTGCGGCAGGGCTTGTAAAAGAAAGCGACTTTGCGGAACCGCTGGACGAAGCGACAAGCGCACTGCGCGAATATATGAAACGTACCCCCATCCGACTTGATGAAAAGGCGGCGGGGGATATTTTGTATACCAGCGGACTGAAAAATATCCAGCAGTACAACTTCCAGAATGGCACCAAGTTTTCTATGACAGACGGTATTCCTTACGACACCGCTATGCAGGAGCTTGGTGAGATGGGCGTTGGCGTGAACGGTTCGTCAATAGACGATTTACTGAAAGCTGTGGATGCCAGCAACGCCAAACCGCTTGTTGACAGCGACCGCGCGGCTGCCGTTGCGGACTATTACCGCGATTTTATCTTGGATGGCCCGAGCGACAGACAGCTTGGCGCAGATGATTTTGCGGATTGGCTGGATGTGCAATCCTTTAACCGAGACGCACCGGATTACGTACAGCGGCTTTTGGAGCGAGATAATTCAACCGCTATTGACGGCGTAGGCAATGCACGGTATAATGTAAATAATATTGGAGGTGCGCAGAATGGCACAGAAATTAACGTTGGAAGAAGTATTGAAGGAACTGAACCCGGCGGAACAGGAACAGGCTATCCTGATGTACAAGGAGCGTGGAGAAACGCCGACGGAAATCAAAGAGTTTTTCGACAGCCTGTAATGGACGATTCCCAGCGCCAAGCTGTTGAAAGCACAGGCGCTACTTGGGGCAATATTCAGGATACGACCTCAGACCCGCAGCGCTTTTCTAAAGCGTTGGATGAATCCATCGCGGCGAATAAGCACGGTTTGATGGTCTCGCCTAAATCGGTTGAAGAATTGCAGCAGCCCGGTACGATTACCTTTATGGGAGAAGATGGGCTGAGCGGTGCACTGGTGACGGCGGACGGCGATATTGAAGCCGTATTTAAGAACCCAGCAAGCAAGACAAAACGTGCTAGTACGCAGCTGCTGATTACGGCGGTTGAAAACGGCGGTAATAAACTGGACTGCTATGGCGCAGACCTGGTGAACACATACAACCGCTTTGGGTTTGAGCCTGTTGCAAAAGTTGAATGGAACCCGGATTACGCACCGGATGGCTGGACTTACGGCCCTAAAGATGTGTATGTAATGAAGCTGCAAGATGGCGTGGATGCCGATAGCATTTTGCAGCGGCTTGGTAAGAGCGAAGCGGACGGTGGTTTCCACACCTATACCACCGCAGAACTTGATGCCTTGCCCACAATGGAATATGATGAGGCTCTCGCATATCGAGACAGCTTGCTGAAATCGCCCTCAGCTGATGCCGGGGGCGCTGATGCTTTACGGAGCGCAGCAAGCCCGCTGAACGGCAGCGAGAGTGTGCCGGAAAATGCCATTGGCGCGGCAAGTACGCAGTATAACAGGGCGGAAGTGCCGAACCAGGACTACGCCAACCAGCGTGCGATGGGCGGTAAAATTGATGCGGACGAAGCAGCGGCCGCTGGTATTGGCCAGCAGACCCATACCGTATACAGCCGGGCAGAAGGCAAAGACACCGCCAAACAGGATTTTGATTTGCTGGTGCAGCAGAACGGCGATATTTTGAGCGCCGGGCGCACGGTTGCGGACGAATTGACCCGAAAATCTGCTGATGGAAATTTTGATGCCAGCGACGTATATCGCGGTTATTATGCCGCCGACCAGCTGCAAAACATGCTGAACAGCTACGAAAAAGGCAGCGCAGATGCACAGTTGGTGCAGGCACAAATCGAAAACCTGAACCGCGCTGTCAGCGCCGGGCAGAGCAAAAATGCCCAAGCATTGAGTGCGGGACGCTGGGCGCAAATCGACGAGTATACACCTATCCGCAAGTTTGAACAAATCACGCAAAGAAAAGTAAATGATTTTGCGAAAACGCGAGACGGCAAGCAACTGGAATATTTGGCAACAGATGTTGTAGAAATGGCGAAGTCCGGGCCGCAAGACGAAGAATTTACCGCTTTTTTGAAGGCACAGGGCGTTGATGTAAGAGATAATCCGCTGAACGCACAGATGGATGACCTTGCAAAACGCATTAAAAGCATGGCTGACACAAAAGGCATCAAGGCTACCGATGAGCAGGCAAAATCTGCTGCTGCCAGCATTTTTGCCGGAGGCAATGCAGATGATGTGTTTAATGCAATGGCGCGTAAATCTCTCGGCATTGAGAATTTAAGCCAGGAAGATTACGACTATGTAAAAAACGCATTTGCCGAAATGGCCGATATGCCGGACAGTAAAGCACGCTACGAAAAGGAAATGGACGCATATAAGCGGCTTACCAAATATATGCCTGCCAAAACATTTGGCGACAAAATGGAAAGTATCCGCTATCTGTCTATGCTGGGAAATACCAGAACCCACGCAAGAAACGTGCTTGGTAACGTATCGATGGGCGTTGTAACCCGCGCCAAAGACAATGTTTCCGGCGTGATGCAGCTTGCTTTGCCGAAAGACCAACGTACAAAAGCCGTTGGAACAACCCTTACGGCCGATGGCCGCAAGATGGTAGACCTTGCCAAAGAGTACGGGCAGAACAAAATGTATTCTGTTTTGTACAATGACGGTAAGTTCAATGCGGAAAGCGGGCTGCGTGCCGCGCAGGATACGTTTACAAGCAAACCCGGGAAGGTAATCCAGAAAGCGGCTGACATCAACAGTGCTTTGCTGGAAAAAGAGGATAATATTTTCCTTTCTTCGGCGTTTGGCAATGCAATGGCAAGCCAGCTGAAAGCACGCGGTTATGACAGCAGCGTTTTTACCGCAACCGATGCCAAGAGCAAGCAGGCACTTGTGGATGCAGCTGCAACGGCTTTGCGCGATGCAAAGGAAGCCACGTTCCACGAAGACAATTTCCTTTCCACTGCACTGAAAAATTATCAGAATGATATTAAAGGGCACGGAGTCGGTGGAAAAATACTATGGGCGGTGGGCGAAGGTGTTCTGCCGTTCAAGAAAACCCCGCTGAACATTGCCAAAAACGCAATGGAATACAATATTGTAGGCGGCACAGTAGAAGCTGCTTATCGCTATGCCGCAGGTGCAAGCAGCGCAGATGTAATTGACGCTGCTGCCAAAGGCCTGACCGGCACGGCATTGATGGGCATTGGCGGTATCCTTGCTTATAATGGACTACTGAACGGCAGCAAGAGTGGAGATGACCGCGCCGATGCGTTTGATGAGATGACCGGCAAGCAGGAATATTCCATCAATATTCCCGGGAAAGGAACGTACACCATTGATTGGGCAAGCCCCGCAAGCGTACCACTTTTAATGGGGGCCGAGATCGCCAACGAATGGCAAAACGGCGGCCTTAGTGTTACGAAATTCCTTGATGCTGCACGAAAAATCGGGAATCCGATTCTGGATACCACAATGCTGCAAGGGCTGAATGATACGCTGGACAGCGTGAGCTATGCAGATTCCGACGACAAACTTGGCACGCTTATCACCGGAACGCTTGGCAGTTATGCACAGCAATATGTTCCAACCGCGCTTGGTCAAATTGCTAGAACCATTGACCCACTGCGCCGTTCCACCTATGGCGGCGGCGACACAAAGACCGAGCGGGATATTGGGTACAACACCCGAAAGATGGAGAACAAAATTCCCGGACTAAGTATGACCAACGAGCCGTACATTGACCAGTGGGGGCGCGAGGAAGCGAGCCTTGACGGCACGGATGACACGGCGGGCGGGATGTTTTTGCGCGGGGTGTACAATTTTGGCAGCCCCGGATATTACAGCGCCGAGAACGTAACGCCTGTTGACGAATATCTGCAAGGACTGTACGGCAGCACGAACGACAGCCATGTCTTGCCGGAAAAAGCCAGCAGCAAAATTACCGTTGACAGCAAAGACTACTACATGACCCCGGAGGAAAAGACCGAATACGCCAAGACGAGCGGGCAGACGGCCTATGACATTGTAGACAGCCTGCGGCAGAACGATCTATTTTTGAAGCTGCCGGAAGACCAGCAGAGTGCGCTTGTACAGGAAGCATACAGCGTTGCCAAGACCGCTGGCGGCGTGGCGGCTGTGGGTGACGGCGTAAGCGGCACGAACTCGAAAGCCTACGAAGCGTATCAGCAGGGCGGCGTTCCGACGCTGGAAAGCTATCTGCTTGCCAAAAACGCAACGGATATTGCCAGGAATGAAAAGCGAGAAGCGACCGGGAGCGATACTGCGAGCCTGGACACGGTGGAGACCTGGAACACGTTGTACAGCCAATTTGGTGATGATGCCATCCCGCAGTTCGTAGATACCACAGATGATGACAGTGCTGTGCGGCGCATTGACCAGTATGCGGGAAACAACGGTGTAAGCGCTTATATGCGTGCCTATAGCGCTGTTGCAAACACACTGGAAGAAGGACAGACGCCAAACAAGTACTATGTAGGCATCGGCATGCAGAAGTATGGCCTTAACGGGGAGGATTTTGCAAGAGCTTACCTTGCAGCATACAGCAAAACCGACAAAAAAGGTGCTGAAATGTACGAAAAGTACGGCGTAGACGGCCTAAAAGGCTGGGTTGAGTTTAAAGCCTATGCCGATGCAGACGGAAACGGGCACTTGAAAAAGACCGAAGTCACCGACCAGTTAAACAAAATGAGCCTTACTGAACAGCTGTACAACGCCTACTACAATGCAGCAATGGGGAAATGACCATGAAGTTTGATTTTTGTATGAGCCGGGACGAGTATGACGACCTGGTGTTCAGCCTGACGGACGACGAGAGGGAAGTACTGGACATGCGGCGGCATGGGCGGCGCAATGCGGAGATCGCGGCGGAAATGAACTGCTGTGAGCGGACAGTAAACCGGCATGTAAGAAGCATCAAGAACAAATGGAAATAACCACCTGATTTTGCGGGGGCAATGTGCTGAAAAGGCATGTTGCCCCCGCTTTTTTGTTTTTGGCGCAAAGATGGCGTGAAGGTGGCGCGTTGGTGGCCTACGGGAGAACCTTATACACGGTATACTATAAGTACCATAAGCGCTGTGGAAATTACTGTGAAAGGAACCTGAACTATGGAAATGAATTATGCTTCCAAAGGCGTTGCCAATGCTGGCCTTGCCACCGGCATTATCGGCACCAGCCTGGGCGCCCTGAATGCGCTTGGCGGCATGGGCGCACTTACCGGTGTGATTGGCCCGCGCAGCATTTGCAGCGAAGATCACACCGTCAACCGCTATGATCTGGCGCAGGAGCAGAAAATTGCAGAATTGCAGAGCCAGATCGCACTGCGGGATGCCAACGCCTACGGCGACCAGAAAATGCTGGAAATGTACAAGTACATTGACGGCAAGCTGAATGCCATTGACACGAAGTTCTGCGAGCAGGCCGTGCACAACCAGCGCACGGAGGACAGCTTTACATTGGCGCGGCAGGACATTGCATCGGTGCGCAGTGAGCTTGACCAGAAGATCAAGCTGGAAGCCGAGCGCCGTTGCTGCGGTGACAACTCCATCGTGACTTACGCAAACGCTACCTTCTACCCGAAGATGGTTGCGGACGTTACTGTAGGCACCGCCACGACTGCGCAGACGCTGTACAATCCGCTGCCAAAATGCGGTTGCGATTGCAACAGCTGAACGCGAGGGGGCGGCAACAGCCGCCCCTTTATTTTATGATGCGAGGTGTATCACATGGTCAGTATCGAGAAAGTACAGCGCGGCATTGCCGCCTACATGGAGCAGGAAATCATTGCCCGGTTGCCGGAAGGCAGTCTTGGAAAAGCAGCAGCAAAGGGCGCAAAGTTCGTGTTTTTGGCACGGAGCAAACAGGCTCTTGATACGCTGGCACAAAACCCCGTTGCAAAAGCGTTCGGGCTTGCAGACACCGGGGAACTGGACGTGGATATGGCGTGCGATGCGGCAAAAGAAGCCATCGGGGATGGTGGCCTTACCGTTAATTTGCCTGTGCTTGGCAGCCTTACTTTTTACCCTGCTGATGTGGATACGCTGAAACGCATGATCGTGAGTGCATAAGGAGCCAACATGAACTATCTTGAAAAGCTGGAAGCGGAAAAGCTCAATTACATGGAACTGCCTGTAACGCTGGGCAGTATGGAGATGATCCGCGAGATTGAAAAGACGAAAGAATGCCTGCATGGCAGCCGAACCGGGGAAGAACTTACCCGGGAAGACGCAGAAACATGGCAGCGCCACATGCAGAACGCCGACGGCACAACGGGTGCCCATTGGGAGCCGGAACAGACCCGCGTGTATATGGAATCCCGCGGGGTTGACTGCGAGATTTGGAAGTGGGCCGCTGTGATGAACATGATGTACAGCGACTACTGCAAGGTTGCACGCAAGAACAGTGTGGACAGGCCGGAGTTTTACGCAGACCTTGCGGCGGCGTTTTTGGAGGACAAGGACGCGCCGGAGGACAAGGCCGGGCGGTACTACCACAATATTGCGGCAGTGCAGGAATAAAAAGCAGCCCGCAGTTGTTCGGAATTTCCGAACTGCTGCGGGCTTTTGTTATGGGAGAATGTCGATTTCCCAGCCGGAGGGAAGTTCTAAGAGAAACAAGCCGGTGCGTTCCTGCGCACGTACCCAGAAATCAGAACGGTTCAGTTCTTTTGCTGTATCCCGGCGTGATTTGCCCTCAAAGTAAATGGCAATCAGGACGGATTGCTGGTCGGAGTTGAGTGGTTTCATAGCTTCGTGCCGCTTGCAATAGGCTGTGTTCATCTCGGCGCGGGCACGGCAGTACCGGGCATAGGCTTTGTCGTACCGCTCTGCCAGGCGGGCGACAGGGTCAGAGCGGGTGTTGCCTTTGGGCATACCGTCGGCAGGGTGGGCCGACATAGCGGCGTTGGATTCATAGAATTTATCGCGGGCCTCGATGAATGCTTTCTGATAGGCGGCGTATTTTTCCATCCATTTTTGACGCTGAGTGTTGCCGCAGGGTACATTATTTGCCATTGCTGATTTCCTCCAACCAGTAATCTTTTTTGCACTGTTCACATGGTTTCCCGTTCTTTACGCATTTGCTTTTATATGATTTATCAATCTTTTTAGGGCATATATTTATAATGCCGTTTTTCATTGGGGCATCTGAAAAATACCTTTTAAAAGCATCTTGCCTTGTACGCGGCCACTTTTCCGCCCAATCAATTAGCTTTTGCGTTCGATCTATAACTTTTATCGTGTCATAGTTGCATAAAGCACAGCCAAGACTTTTACCATCACTGTTTAGCGGACATGCTGCGCAAAAGCCATTGTACATATTGCAAAGCTGGGCACGGTATATTTCGTATTGAAAAGCGTCCATTCTTGCTCCTTTCTTCCAGTTTCATGCAGCGCGGAAGCGTGCAAATATCGCCATTCTTCCACTCGCATGTCGCGCAAAGATGTACGCGGGCGTATTCATCAATTAGTTGCTGTTTTGTCATGGGGTCACCTCCGGCAACTATCGTTCACGAGCGAACGCATAAGCGTTCGACATCTTTGCACCACATTCCGGGCAATATTGGTAATTATACGGTATAAACGCAAAACATGACTTGCAGTAAGTGCACATATAAGCCACATCTTGTATTCTTTTCCAATGCGCCGTAGGCCGCAGGGATTCTGGGTCGATAGTCGGCATACAGTCAACATCATCAACAGCAACTGCGTCAAACTCGCCACATTCCGGTGCATCGCGGAACATCACTTTTGTGGCACGCTTCTTTAGCTCGTCTACATCAATCAGGCGCATTATCTTCACCTCCGTGTGTATGTTCCATGCTGATATTTTCTTCCCTCTGTTGCGTTGCTTCCCGGCCAGCGGATACGCCCAGAGCGTAGAATACTACGAACAGGGCGGCAAGGGCTGCGCCGCCGATGATGTTTGCTAGGATGGTCATTCGGATACCTCCTCTACATACGCCATGTTCTGGCGCAGATTGAGCGATTTCGGATTTAGAATACAAGCCGGTACGACAGTGCCGCCGTTGCACGCACCGTAGTTGTACAGCAGACCATCCGTGTTCATAGTGCGAACGACGATCGATTCCCCCGCGTCGGAATCCTTATCGCCACAGCCCAAAGGCGTGGCAGTCCAAATCAATCTTTCTATGTCGTAGTGTGGGATGAACTCGCGGTACTTGCGATACTCGTCGCAAGTCAAGATAAAAACGGTGTCTTTCACCGTTCCATAGGCGCGGTCGCCGTTGTCTGCCACAAGGTCAACGGTATGTGGCAGCAGACTTTTTCCCTCGAAAACAGCGTTCGCCATATCAGATAGAATCCCACGCACATTACTCGTGCGGTAGTTGTTCCAGTTGCCATTTTCATCGACGAATTTATCACTTGGGCAAAACTTTACATCTTTTGCCCACGGTCTTGCCATAATAGACAGCACGCCGCCGTCAGGGTGGTTCGGTTCAAGACAGATCCACTCGTAACCTTTGAACATGAAGCGTTCGCCGGGGCGCAGGGTGGTTATGTTAGTCATTGTCGGGTACCTCCGTGAGCCAGTAAGCCAATCTGCAATCGTCGCACGTAGTATTACAGCAATCTTCTTTTGGCCTGTAAATATTTTCGACGAATTTTGGGCACATAGAAAGCACTTCTCCATCCATTTCCGCCTTCGGGAACATCTTCAAGAACTCGCTCTGGCGGGTCTTGGCGGGGTGGTCTTTTGACCATTGCTCTACAATAGCGACAGTCTCTTTTTCCTTACCACTTTTTGCGCCAAAATCAATGCAGCATTCGCCATCGATATATGCTACGCAAGTATCGCATCCTCCTGACGATTTGCACATGCGCCTTGATTTTTTCAAATAATCTACAGCGTCCATAAAAATTTCTCCTTATCGTATCCGCGCTGCACATATTGTCCGTAGGAGATTCCCAGCGCGGCGGCTTCTCTTACGCATTGTTCAATGGATTTGATGCGGGGTTTCAGTACTGCCTTTTTATCCGGCTTCTTTGCCTGCATGGCAGAAATAACACCATGCTGCTGCGCTTTCTTCTTTTCGTAGTTCAGCTTTGCCTTTTGCCTCGCTTTTTCTTTTATGCAAGTATCGCAGAACCGCTTGCAGGGCTGCACGTCCCACATCATCTTGCCGCATTTCTCGCAGAATTTAGATACTGTCATAGCGGCTCCTCCGTCTTTTTGGCATCAATGCCGATGCCCTGTAGTGTTACCTGTGCCCAAAGGTCTGCAAGCTGGTCGTTGCGGTACTCATTGTATTTGTCGGCCACCGGGCCGGTCATGTAATTCTGGATTTTAACAAACGTCCGGCGGGATAAACCTGCCTGATAACAGGCCAGCAAGCAAAGATATATTGCCCTCGTGGCAATGTCGCTACGCTCTTTCATTACCGCTTCATAGGCGCTGGATTGAATGTCCTTGATTTTTTCTTCGGCATATTCGTCAACGACTTTCTGCAATGCCGGGGTAGGGTGTAGTCTTGCTTTCACGTCTTTCAACTCTTTCCTGTTTTGTATAATCCGTATTTTCTGACATCGCGGCGGATCTTAATTCAGCGCTCTGCATCTGCAGCGTCCGCTGCGGCATCTGCAAGCCGCTGTGCGCGGATTTTCTCAAACATGGCCGCATACTCGCCGTAGCGATTGCAAGCGCTGTGGCAGTGCGCATGTCGGTCTGGGCAGTCTTTACAGGGGCTGTTCATGTTTCCGCCCCCCCCCACTTCATCAATCGTAAGATTGACGCGATAGGTCCCTTTGAGCACGGATACAAGAGCGGATAAAACATCGCCGCTGTAGACACCTTCAAAATGCAAATGCGTTCCAGCTCCTTGTGAAATCGTAGCCTTTACGGATTGTGTATCCTGTAGATGTTTCTCTCTCGTTTCGGCAAAGACTTTATCCTTTTCCATCTCCATTTCTTTTTTTCGCATGACGGCTTCGACGTACCTTTTCGCGCATTCTTTGTCCATTTCCCTGTCTGATTTAAGCCCTGCGCACAGCCAATCAACAGGGACAGAAAGCGCATCCGCTATGCGTTTTCTATTTCCCTCTCTTGGCGTAGTTTTCTGTGATAAATATATGGAAATTACGTTTTTAGAAAGCCCTGCATTTACGGATATTTTTGTACAAGACCGCCCATCACGTTCAACTGCCCACTTAAGTCGCGTCCAAAAATCGGGCAAGTCTGGCAGCTCTTGCGATTTTTGTTTAGGGGGTGCAGAGGGTTCCGGCGCTTCCTTTGGAGGCAGGCCAAGCAGCCAGCCTACTGTAACGCCCATAGAGGATGCCCCGGCAATACGGTTGGCATTGTAGGCGCTGAGGGTCTTAGCCTTGCCTGTGCAGAGCTGGTTCAGGTAGGTGGCGCTGACACCGCAGCGCTGCGAAAACTGGTTAGCGGTCATAGCGCCCATTGCATACTTTACGCGACCGCCAACACTGGGCAGGTTTGGCAGTGCAATTACCTCGCAGGGGCCGTCTTTGGCGTGGTTTTCGGCCTCAGATGCCATTTTTGCGGCGGAGATCGGTGTGCGGTGCGCCGCCATATTTTTCTGCTGCTGCGACTGATAATAGTCGTATCGTTCAGCTGTCATTTTTGTGGTTTCTCCTGTTCTTCAATCTCTTCTATAAAAATTTCAGTGCGTGGATTTGCTTTGTCGTACAGTACGCGGGAGCCGTCCACGCTGGCTATGATGGTGTTGTTGTCGTCTGCAATGATTTTGGCGGCGACAAGGGTGTCATGGGCGGCCTCCATCAAGTTCGTGAGGTCTACTTTGCGGCGGGTCGGCATGTAAAACACCGTGGCAACGCGGTAGCGGCCTGCTAACGGGGCTTTCGGCTTTGGGGTAAGATAACCCCACATGGCGGCCTGTTCGTACTTCTTGTACTGCCTGCTTGGGGCGATGAACGGCTTGCCGGTGCGGTGGTTGGTAAGTATCTGCTGGGAGTTCTTCTTGGTAATAGGGGGCAGGGAGATTATGTATTTTTGTATCACGGTACAATCTCCTTTACTTTTGCGTAGTACTTCTCGCTGTACCAGATATCCGGCAGGCTGGTATTTTGTGTAAAGCCCGCCTTTTTCAGTTCCTTTTCGGCTGCGCCGGTGGTGGTGTAGGTCTGGCGAGAGTGGCGGATGTCACCGGTAGAGCGAGAGTAGGTGATGATTTCAATGCGTTTCATCATTCCCACCCCGCGTAGGCGAAACTGCCTGCTTTTTGTGCTGCATCATACCTGTCAATTTGGCGTTGGCAGAAAGCAGCATCAAGGATATCGCACTCGGCTAGGTCTGCGTACATTTTGGCATCCCACTTTGTCATCGGTGGGCGAATCTCATTGCACCAGGCAATCAGTTCAGCAGGAGAGGACGGTGGGAAGATTTGCCCAGCGCGAACTTTTCTGTCGATGGCCTCTTTTTGGAGTTTTACGGGCACATCCTGCAAAGCTTTCTCCCACACGGCGATCATGGAGCGCTTTTGTGCTGGCGTTTTGCCGCTGCCAAAGTTCGGCCATACGGCGGCGATATAACCCATGATGTAGTGCAGGCCATCATCGACGGGCTGCGCCTGCTGCGTAAGATCTGTGTTTGATACGGTCATTGACCTGTCAACCAATCGAAATCCCTCCCGTCTTGGCGGCGGGGCGTAGCTGGCGCTTGCTCATCGTGTACAGGGTAAAACGCCTGCCAACCTTTACGGATGACCTCCCGCATGTAGTCTTGCAGTGAAAGGTTGCTTTGTGCTGCCATCTCGGACAGCTTTTCCAGGTTTTTGCCGATTGCTCCCTCGGTTTCCGGGGCGCGTTTTTTCTTGCGGTTTTCAAGCCATTCAAGCAGCAGCCCACGCAGTTCTTCATCCTGCGTAAAATTTTCAATGTACGCTTTTGCGGAGAAAGAAGGGGTGCGCTTTGCGCGCGTTGCAGCGCTTTTAGCGCTGCCTATATCTTGAGTATCGTTAGATACGAAAGATATATCTTTTTCTTCTTTCTTCTTTCTTTTTTCTTGGGGTGCATTTGGTTGCATTTGGTGGCATTTGGTAGCATTTGCTTGCTCACCATTGCTTTTTAACTTCACGCACTTGGCGTTGTATCGTTCTTTTGCTGTATCAATGTCGATTGAAATGAAGTCGAACGCCATCCCCTCACGTCCATTGAGTTGCGTCTTTTCTCCCGTTGCGCTGTAAGTCATAAGCGCACGGAACAGCCGACCTAGCTCGCTATCTGATAGGTTTCGGGTTTTAGTCAAGTAATCGTTGTAACAGCAAAAATATTCCATTGCCACCGGCTACACCCCCAAGTAATACTCGGCATAGCTGACTTTTTCGCCGTAGCGGTTTTTGCTGCATGCCGTTCTCTTTTGGATGGGGATTCCGCGCTTTTTCAAATCATTGATGCGGGATGCAAGGCGGTAGATGCCATACTCCTGCATGGCCTGTGCAGCGGTCAAGCTGCCGCCGCTCTCTAAGTGGCGAAGGATTCTGTCACATTGTGTCATAGATGTACCTCACTTAGAACGGCAAGTCGCCGTCATCGTCGGAGATGGGGTCATAAGCAGCTGTGGGCGCGGCTTTTGCAGGCAAGGTCTTTTTATTCGGAACAGAAAAGTCACCGTTCTGGATGGCCTTAACGCTGCGCACAGCATTAACATACAGCCGGGTCTTGACCTCGCCGTTGTACTCGTACTCTTCCTCGCCCAACACCATGCCAACCAACTTGCGGGAGAGGGTGGATTCATCGTTCTTGAATGTATAGCCAGCGTTACTGTTCTGTACAGCAGTAAGAAAAGCCTTGAAATAGGGCTGTGCCTTTTCCTTGTAGGAGCGAATCAGGACGCCAGCTCTGGGCCAGTTGTTCAGGTTCATTCGATCGCGCATCTCGCGGAAGTAGTTCTTGTAAGGGCCTTCGGCAATATCGAACTCGATGCGCAGATACTCTTTATCGGGCACATCTTCGGCGCGGATGATACCGCAGACATAGCCGCCAGGAGTCAGGCGAGCGTCGGTTGCTTCGGTAACGTTATTCCAGTCAATGTTTTTCATGGTTTATTCCTCCATACCATAATATTCACGAATTATTTTATCTACAGCGGCCAGATCGTTAGGGATAAGGTCGGCATCAAACATTCCGATGGGCGTTTTTACGGTGTCCTTTCCGCTGTTGTGTGTGGAAAAAAGATACTTGCCATCCTGCACAACGGTTTTTAAGACGATGGTGTATTTGCCTTCAAGGGTGACTTTTTCGTCCAGCAGTTTGCCGATAGTCTTAAACTTCTCGTTGCCGTTGGCGTCCATTTCGGAGTGGCCAAGAAAGTAGACGATGCGGTCAGCAGGGAGTGCGGCGGCGCGTTCTACCAGCGTGAAGTAGTTCAGAGCCATGTCGGTGAACTTCTGGTAGCCGGTATTTTTGGCGGTGCGCATGAACTCGTCTACCATCAAGTAGGTTGCATCGTCAATAATGATGCTCTTACGTTCAGTTTTATAGAGAACTGCATCAATTTGTTCGTATTTGTCAGTGTTCACAGTTTTCAAGTTGGTGCGGAAAGGCATTGGCTTGCCGGATACGTTGATAACAGCGATTTTTGAGGGGTCAAAGTTGCGCAGGCTGGCGGACTTGCCGGTGCCAGACTGGCCGTAAACCATAACGATAATAGCCATTAGATTGCTTCTCCTTCCGGGTCTGGTGTAGTCAGGTGGATGCGGTAACATTCCGGTGGGCAGGTGTGCTCCAGCGGGATGGCACAGATGATGGGCACTTCTACGCGGATGCCGTTGGCGCGGGTGTAATTGGACATGTAGCGGCGGCGGGCGTTTGCGTGCAGGCGGGCGCCGTAAAATGCGGCAATCGCTTGTAGGTCTTTGTTGTAATAAGCGCCGACAACGCCGTTTGTGACTGTGAAAAATCGTGCGTCAGGCTTTTGTACCGTCTTTGCGGCGGCAAGCATAACTTGAAGCTGTTCAAAAAGGTTCATTATCTATCGTCCTCCATGCAGGCGGGTTCTTCCCAAGCGTTTACCTGGTCAATGCAGTTATCACACCCTAATATTTCGTTTTTTTGACGGTAAATGTAGGTGCACTCTTTGTGGCAGATAGGGCAAAGTGGGAATTTTTCTTTAGGCGGGTAGGGGTTGTCTCTGGTGTAGTAGCTCATTTGTCTACCTCTACAGGCTTACCATCTTTTAATGTGTACCAAGTGTCAGGCTTGATGTTTTCACCGTCAACGACAATGGCTTTCCACTCTTTAATGCCGCAATCCTCATCATTTTCCACAGCAATCACAAGAATGGCGCTCATGCCGCCTTTAATTTTTACGTTTTCGCCGCGAACAAGTCCGCAGCCATTTTCACCGACAGAAACGGAACCACGAGAAGTAGCCGCGCCGTACCACCCAGCCGTAGCCGCGCCGTACTCGCCAGCCGTAGCCGCGCCGTACCACCC